TTGTTGGTGGGATTATTACAATGGCTTATATCCAGTTGGTGGCACGGCTCAACCGAGAAGCGCCACCCAGAAATGCCGAAATGATCAAGCCAGCAATTCTTAATGCAATTTTGGTGGGGTTTATCGTCTATATGGGAATTTCACAACGCGAACAGATATACGAAACACCTTTTCCGGAAATTAGTCGCGGTATGTAGTTAAAGATTTTACTCTAATTAAGTAATACGAAATGGCCAGTGTAGACACATTTAACGAGCTTCTATTGCAGTTTGTAGATGAACTGGCCCACACGTTCCCAGAGAACACCATTGTGAAGACCTACAGGAATACGGTCAGTATGCTGATCAAGAAGGATCCTGGTGTCTGCCTGGAAACGTTTATGAAGAATGTGAAGCCCCACGAGGATCTCATTCGCAATCGGGACGAGCGCATATTCGAGGAGCTCTCGCGGAGTTACGGAATTCTCAAGACCCTGGATCTGGAGTCCATGTGGAAGTCTGAACTTTCCGACGGGAGTCGCTCGGCAATCTGGCAGTACGTCCAGGGTCTCTACGTGCTCGGCAACAACGTCAGCGAAGAGGAAGTTCAGGCGTCTCGCGAGACCAAAATGGACTTTTCACCCGAAATGATCAATAAGATGTTTGCACCCCAGGGCGAAGATGACGACGCCGGGTCCAACCCCCTCGCCGGCATTCTTGGAAATCTTTTGAACCCCGCGATGATGCAGGAGATGACCTCCAAGGTCGAGCAGCAGTTCGGCGACGGTCAGGGAGGTCTCGACGAGGCGAAGATCATGGGCGCCCTCGGTCCGCTCATGGGGAACCTCACCAAGATACTTGAAAAAAATAACTAGTCAATAAATAAGAATGGAACAACCGTGGTTTAGAAATCCATCTCACCTGTTTGCCAAGAACAAGGTGCTGATCTTTTGGCCTCTGGCTAAGCAGACCTCGGTGGAGAGACTTAACGCTGCCACCCGATTCATTATCTATACCATGGCGATCCTTTATCTTATCAATCATGACATTCGAGTTCTTTATCTAGGTCTCACGGTTATTATGGTAATGGCTTCTATGTTTTTGGCCGGTGGGATCAAGGAAGGCATGAGACCGGCTTCGTTCGAGGATGAAAACATTCATTACAATGCAAATAATCCAGGTCAAAACTGTACGCAGCCGACAATGGATAATCCCATGGGCAACGTGCTCCTCTCGGACTATGTGGACAACCCGAAGCGACCCGCCGCGTGCTACTATCCGACCGTCAAGGACAAGGTGAAGAAGTTTCTCAATCAGGGAATGCCAACAGACCAAGCGGACGTCTATTCGAGTCGCAACCAGGCGTTCCGTTCATTTTACAGCATGCCTTCTACTACCATTCCAAATGATCAATCAGGGTTCGCCAAGGCGGCATACGGTTCAGTGGTAGACAAAGTGTGTCGTTCGGATGATGGCGCCTGCTATCCCAATGACGCGTCCATGTTTGGACAGTCCAGGATGCCCGAACTTCAGCAGATCCGAGGCACTTTCGGCGGCAGTGTTTAAAATCTCGGTTGATAGTAATATGGCTTATCAGCTCAATACTTCGTCGGTTCTTTTGGATTCCGAGAGTCTTCCGGTAAATTGTGCCTACGATCACGTGATGGCTCCCCCGGTGATCAGCAACCTCAACTATGCCGGATCGGGACGCGCCTCGACGCCCATCTACGGCACCTCCCCCTACATGGCAGGAAAGGGAGCTCCCGGACCGCTCATCATGGTCGAAGACATGCTCCGACCTCAATCCACCACCTTCTTCAAGAAGGGGTACCAAGGGCGCGAGTATGATTTCCCTTCCAATGACATGTCGTGCTCGGTCCCTCTTCGGACCCGGTCGTGGGATCCCACGAGCAGTCGCGCCAATGTCCAGAACGCCGTATTCGATCGTCGTTATCCAGCTTAATTTAAATCTACCCTAGTTTTAATATGGACCCATTGAGTCTTGTGGCCTTGTTAGGGATTGCTG